CCAGCAGCGCAACGCACTTATTGGTCAACTAGGGACAGCCCCCGGCAATGTACCAGGTACATCGATGGCCGCTTAATCGAAAATATTATGACATACAGTAAAAGAACTAAAGGATCAAAAACTAGAAAGACTCCTAATAATACGGGAATGAAATATAAAAAAACATTAACGAAAATGAACGGTAAAACAGGAATGGGTAAAGTAAAGCCTATGAAAAATATACCGATAAAGAAAAAGTGAGTAAACCGACTAAGGTCAACTCCCCTAGACGCATCCGAAAGGGTGAACCTGGTTATGGGAAGAAAAAGTTTGTCGTACTTGCATCGGAGAATGGAAAGACAAAGACAATTCGTTACGGGGATGCAAACATGAAGATCCGTAAATCTAACCCTGATGCCCGTAAATCTTTTCGAGCTAGGCATAAGTGCGACCAGAAGAAATCAAAGCTCACAGCAGGCTACTGGTCCTGCCGTAAATGGTGATGGCCAAGGACGCTTGTTACAAAAAGGTAAAGGCTCGGGTAAAGGTATTCCCGAGTGCTCGGGCATCGCAACAGATCGCCAAGTGCCGGAAGTCCAAAGGGCAGGTTCGCAAGACCGCCAAGGGTACATCGTTGAAAAGATGGGGTGCTGAGAAATGGCAGGATACACGGACCGGCAAACCATGCGGTCAGGGCAAGTCGAATGAATACTGCCGGCCAACCAAACGAGTTTCGAGTAAAACACCCAAGACCAAATCGGAGATGAGCAAAAGCCAACTGAAACGGAAAAAGGCTGAGAAATCGAAGGTGGGAATGGGCAGAAGAGTAAAACCCGTAAAAAGGAAAAAATGACATTAGCAGATGCAGTAGCCGGACTCGGACAACAAACCGAGTGGGTAGTAATTAAAGATTTTATTAAAGAGCAGAGGGATATATGCCTGGTAGATTTTCAGGACTATACTCATGTGGATAACCCGCAGAAGCTTGCAAGGCTAAGTGGCGAGATAGCTGGGCTTACCCGAATAATGGAGTCACTTGAAAATGCCGAAACTGACACCCCATCAGCAGTTTAAAAACGCACATAGGTCTTTACTAAATCGTTGGGTCGAAGAGTCTGATATTGATGACTTAGAGTTGGCTCAAATAGCAGTAGATGATACGCAAGAATGGTTGGATGAAGAGGTTGTCGATTTCGAGTCAGAAGTCGATTTAGATGAAGCGTAAGGGTAATCTTTACGAGCAGAAATACTTCGCATCTGCTCTAGAGGCTGGGCTTGAAGTATTTATCCCACTGGGTGATTACCTTCCGCAAGATTGCTTGGTTATGAACTCAGCAGGGCGAGTCTTTAAGGTTCAGGTAAAAGGAACAGAGACTAAGTCTAGAGACCCTAAAAGAAAAGGGGTTGGCCGATATCAGGTAACTACTTCATCGGGTACTAATGGTAAAGTATCAATAGATTGCACCAAAGTGGATATCATCGTGGCCTATATCGATGAGTTGAATACTTTTTACCATATTCCATGCATTGAAATAGACGGAGCTAAACGCATTAGTCTGTATCCACATATTTTAAATTCCAAGGCCAAGCACGAACGATTTAAAAATAATTGGTCCGTTTATAAAATCTCCTGAGAAATTTGATTTTTTACCTGCTAAAATAGTTTTTGGTGGGGTGTATCTGCCCCACAGAAAACTCAAAGAGTGCGAACTTTAAACGCAGAAATCATGGCAGAAACAGTTATTAGCGAGGCTCCGGCTGAATCTACGGGAGCAGAAAACAATCAAGTACGAGGCCCACTATCGGTGGAAGATTTGGCGGCATCCTTTGTCGAGCAGGTCGAAACTGATCAGGAAGCTCAGGTAGATGAGGCGAAGGAGGAGAATACCGAGACCGACCACGCAGAAGCATCAACCGACCAGGATGAAGATGTTCTTTCACAGTTTTCTGAGTCCGAAGAAGAGGACGGAGAAGATACCGAAGAAGTAGAAGAGGAAGTCGAGGAGGAAAGCGAGAGCGAACCTCCTAAAGCAGTTGGTAAGCTATTAAAGCAGGTCAATAAGCTTACAGCTCGAGCAAAGTCAGCAGAAGAAACTGCTGAAGCACTCAAAGCTGAAATCGACAACCTGAAGCAATCAGGAGGCAGTCAGTCGCAACCAGCTCAACCCGAGTTAGAAAATATCCAGTCTTTTGAGGACTTACAACAGTTGCAGAGGGAAGCACAGGCCGCCAAGAAGTTTGCACTTCAGCATATCGGTAAGGATTACATAGAAGTCGATGGCAAGGAATATAGCGATGATGATATTCGAAATATTCTCACCCAGGCAGACGAATATCTTACTGAGAAAATCCCTCAACGAAAGCAGTACCTGCAAGAAAAATCAGAGTGGTCACGCGATACCATCGCCACCCATCCGTGGATGGATTCATCCAAAGATGATGATATCTCTGAAAGTCGCAGGGACACCTTTAAATCACTTCGAAATCAATACGCCAATGTATTGGACGGTCTTCCGAATGGTGACTTCATCGCCGCCACTCTAGTTCGTGGAATAGAAGCATTAAAAAGCGAGCAAGCCGCAAAGTCTGCCAAGAAGGCAGTCAAAAAGCGTAAAGCTCCACCTCCTACTGATGGAGGAGATGTTTCACCACCTATCGAAAATTCAACGACTCGGAAACAGAAACAAAAATCAAAGATCCTGGATCGTAAAGGACCACTCTCGGCTAACGATCTCGCCGCATTTCTCGCGGAATAAAATTTAAAATCTTAAAATAAGGAAATACTTAAAATGGCATTAGCAACAAGCTACAATGTGACCGCCGCCAAAGGCGCTCGCGAAAACTTAGAAAATCTATTAAAAACTGTAGAACCTACAGAAACACCTCTGTATTCTACTCTGTCACAATCAGCCGCTCCAAAGGCAACTCTTAACGAGTGGTTGGTTGACTCCCTCGCAGACCCCGAGATTGGCGGAACAATCGACGGCGTTGATCTTACGATCTCTGATGCGGCCAACTTGATCGACTCAAGAGCAAGATTGGGCAACAGGGTGCAAACCATCAGAGACATATTCTCTGTCTCGCGTCAGGCTGAGATGATTGATGTGGCTCCTGGTGGACAGGGTGGATTATTCAACGCTTCCAAAGCAAAAAGTTTAATTCAGCTCAAACGCTCAATCGAAACTGCTATCGCTTCAGGAAACGATCAAGCCGCCGGAACCGCTTCCGCTGGAGCTACCCTCTGCGGGTTAGGGACTTGGTCTAATCCGAGTGCGACCGGAAATACTTTCGATTCAGCGGCCAAACAAGCATTTCGTGCTGTTAGTGGATCTCGCGTAGCTCTTAGTTCTTTAACTGAGTCTGCTTTTCGTGGATTGCTTCAGGCAGTTTACACTGCAAGTGGTGCTAAAGGTTCGTATAAATTGTTTGCTGGTCCAGCCGTGATGAACGCCATCACCGATTACACTCGTGCAACTGTAGCGACTAATAATCCTACTTACCAGTTCACTCAAGATGTAAGTGGTAAGTCCTTGATTAGAAGTGTTTTAAGCTATGTTTCGGACTTCGGCACTATCGATATCGTCCCAGATCTTTTTCTTGGTAGAGTAAATGGTACTCCATCCGGTACAGACACCGCTGAAGGCGTAGTTAATACCGACCGTGCTTATCTCATCCCTGACGATGACACTGTTTCCCTTAAATTCCTAGAAGGTATTACTGTAGTGGATCTTCCTGACAATGGTGCTGGAAAACGGGCATTTACTGAAGCGATGGTCACCCTTCGTGTAGGCAATCCAAGAGCTTTAGGTTCTATCGTTTGATTAGGTAATAGTATTATTATCATGTTGTTATTTGGAGGCCGGCTTAGGGGTAGGCCGGCCTCCTTTTTCTTTTTATAAAATGAGTCTAAATATAATCGTAAAAGGCGGAAAGAGGAGTGGAAACTCCCAGGAAGAAATCGCATACTATCTTCGAAAAGCCAACGAGCAGGCAGTAGTTCGCGAAAAAGCTGGGTATGCACAACGGCAAGCCCAGGTTCGTAAAGCCGCTAAAAGCCTCGAGGGAGGCAAAGGCGACCTTCGACTAGCTCGGGTAACTGACATGGCCACCTACATCCGCCATGAGCAGGAAAGACCCGGATGCTGGGCTGATAAAGGCTTCCAAAAAGACTACGAGAAATCAAACCCCGAGTGCAAAATTAAACACTAACTTTAAATATGGCAAACTACGCAACCGCTACATACGCTCAACTTAAATCAAGATTCCGAGCATTGGCCGGGCTTGATGCACTACAGGCAACCGATGCTAGTTTCCTTCGTGATTTAGTAAATCGTGCGGCTCGTATAGCCCATGAGAGATACCCCTGGCCACAATTTACTGTTATCGGTGAAAGCGTAGCAATAGTAACCAGCGACTCGAACCAACTTAGAATTTATGGCACAGGAAACAAATTAGCCGATGATGCTAATGTAGTCTTCCGTATTCATAAAACAGACCCATCCACTACTCGATACCCCGAGGAGTATACATTTTTAACAGAACTAGACTCTAGTGGTTTTCCATCTATTAAAATCATCGAGCCAACCGTTTTGGACGGGGTAAATGTATTTATAACTTATCGAAAAGATCTCCGGTCAGAAATAAACAACGGAGCGGCCACCAGTGGATACTATGGTGATGAGTCGGGAGATGAACCTAACATCCCCAATTTCTTTTTCGATTACTTAGTCCAGTCAGCTTACGCCGGTTTTCTTCGTGGAGATGGGCAGACAGAAAAAGCTCAAGTAGAAGAGCAGAATGCAGAATTTTTACTCAATCAGGAGATTGATTTAGTACGAGAGCAGAGCCGACAGTATCGGAATGACATTCTACAATATCGTGCTCCATCTCAATTCAGAAGGCACAATATCCAGGCAGGCGGCCAACCGGTTAACCCAAGTATCGCCAATGTTCAATAATGGCTAGAACCGTAACATTTGAGTCCCTTGAGAAACGCTTCAAGATGGCGGCTGGCCTGCCAACCTTGACGCAGGTGGATGAATTTTTCTTTAAGGAATCTTTAAACAGCAGGGCCCAAACTGCCTGGCATCGATGCAAGTGGCCTGAACTGCTCAAACTGGTAGAGAAGTCAGTCGGATCAACGACTAATCCTACGGCCGGCAAGGCAGTACAGATCGATAATGATTTAAACATCATGGAGATCCACCAGGTTTACACGAAGAATCCATTTACTGACAGCACGGCGGTATTATTAGATTTTAAGCTACTTGACGGTTACTTAATTTTGCCGGCAAACAGTTCGGTATCTTCTGTTTTTATCGTCGGGACCGCAGTTCGGCCAACCTATGGAAAGGATACAGGAGAGGAAACGAATGTGCCTGACTTTTTAGCCAACTACCTGGTGGCCGGCGGACTATCTGATTTTCTTCGTGGAGACGGGCAGACAGAGGCGGCCATGCAGGAAGAGAATAGGGCAGAGGAATATCTCGCATTGGAAATTGATCGGGCAGAACGCCTCCAGTCGCAAAACAAAATAACCTTTAACACTTACCCGAGCTACAGCTTCGGCGTATCAGTCTTAACCACTACTTAATTACTATGGGCATTTCATCTTTTAATGTACAAAATTCAATGGGAGCCAATGGTTCTGTTTATGTAAACGGAACATCGGCAACGACAGGCGATTTCGTCGCAATTCAGTTTACCGAGGATTCGGTAATCGGTGCTATCACTGGGCAGATGGATAACTCAGCTCAGTTTATTGCGGATTCAATAACATTTAATAAAAACGACTGCATCTACCTTCCCTTCACCAGCCTCACTCTTACTAGCGGAGCGGCGATACTTTATAAAGCCTGATGCCTTTTTTCGGTATAGGTTTACACATCGGTGATACCGAAGGGGATAGCCAGGTAGGGCCTAGCGGCCCTGATGGCGTTATTCAATCCGAGGCGGCAGACTTCCTGCAAGTGGAAGCGGGGCAATTTTTAGCATTCGATTAAAAGGAAATAAAAAATGGCAAATAAAAAGATTTCATCTTTAACCTCACTCGGCGGAACACCCGATGTGGCGGATATTATTCCTATCACTGATGTCTCGGATACTACGGGGTCAGCACAGGGAACCACCAAAAAAGTAACGGTAGCAAACTTAGTAGCCGCCGCTCCGCAGGGTGACTTACAAGCATCGAATAACCTAAGTGATCTTGGCAGTGACGCAAGCGCTCGGACGAATCTTGGTCTAGGCACAGCGGCTACTTCAGCAAGTACAGACTTTGCCACTGCGACACAGGGTGCAACAGCAGACTCTGCCGTACAACCTACAGACAGCATCGATGTATTAGCCGATGTAGACACCAGCACAGTTAGTCCTACCACCAATGACTTTCTTAATTGGGATGGATCAAATTGGGTGCCAGCAGTACCTACCGCAGATGTAAACACCCCGCTCACCACCGCACTTCGTGGCACGGATAACCCACACATCGGAGCATTTCCTAATCAGTCGCTTAAAGTTATAGATAATCCTAGTGGGTCGGTTTTAGTAGTTACTGACAGCGATGGTAACTTAGACTTCGTAGTCAAGACAGACGCATCGCGAGCATACTTAAATACTCCATCAGGTCGGTTAGAATTAACCACAGGTGTGTCAGTAGTAGAAGACTCAACAGAACCTGATATTGAAATTACAACTACATCGGGAACTTACTCTTTAATCACAGGTGATTCAGATGAATTAGGAGCAAATGGACTACCGATTAGACAGGGATTTAATGTTTCAGATATAGGAGCAAATCAAGCACCTCTTTTAATCTCAGGTGGAACAATTTCTTAAAACTTAACAACTAAAAATTATGTCAATTCAAAGTATACAAGCAAAATATCCAAGTGCCATTTGGTTCGACTCTAATTATGTAGGAACTAACTCAGGGACAGTTGATCAACCTTACGATTCAATAACTGATGCCATTTCTGATATAACTTCAAACGCAAATGTAATTGCAGTCAAAAACGGCACTCATGCAATTTCTAATATTGGAGGTAATGGTGTAAGTAGTACTCTCTCGCTGGGAGGGACGGCAAATACCTTAACGCTTGTTGGTGAGTCTACAAATGCGATTTTAAGTTCAAACGGCACAGGTTTTGGGACTTTAGTAAATTTACGAAATGTAGCAATTGTACTCAAATTGGAAACAATAAAGGGTTTATCTAATTCTACTTCTACGAACAGTTTAATACATGGTGGAGCTGGTAATGTTACAATCGAAGAATCAATTATAGAAATGTCATCAAATACCATCGGTGCTGCTAACAACTA